ACGTTAATCCAAGGTTTTTAGGTGGTTCTTTGTCGACCATGTGAGCCGAAGCCCTAATGATTAGATTTTTAGGTTCTTTATATTTTTTACGCCAACTAGCAAGAATTTTATATTCTCTAGTTGGGAGCCAAAACATAATATGAGATAGTTTTCTAGCTATTTGGGCAATGTTCTCTAAATGTTCAACACTTTGAATATCTCCCGAGTCATGCCAACGAAAATAGCTTTTATCATTTTTTCGACCATTATATATATAGCTTAGTTGGTTTTCAATTAACCAGACCATAGATGAAACCCATAATTCATTTTTAATTTTTTCTGTTTTGGGCTTCATCTTTTCAATATGTCCATAGACTTTATAAAAGCCGTCTAAGGCATAGCAACCCTCACAAACTGAACCCTTAACATTTACTAGCTTAGAGCCCGTGATACAATGTTTGGCTGATAGGTTGAAGGATACGCAAGGCATTTTTGACGTGTTGGACAAATCAGAACCAATAATTGATTTATGGAAGTCCCTTTGTTCTTTTTTTGTCATTTTATCCTCATCTTTTATACTTATAATAAAGAAGTTCGTAAAAGTTCCCATATTTTTAAGGTTTTTTTTCTAAGGATTAGGAATAGTTACTAATCCTATGGCTATTATGTACAAATCATGTAGAAATTATGTACAGGCTTAAAATTTTAAGGCAAAATCATGTACAAACTTTAAAACGTGAGGTTATTATGTACAAAAAATTAAGTCCTTTCGCCATTATGTACAAAAATCGCCACGCCACCGAATATAAATCTGTTTTTTCCCCAATATCTCGGCAAAAAATAGATCGATAAAAAACGACAATAAAAATAGATCGGTATTTTTGTCATATAATCCTGTCATAAGTTCACAAAGAAAAAGAACCAAAAAGAAATAACCTATAAAGACCTTTAATTAACCTTTATTAAAAGAAAGAACTAGTTTATATGGTATAGTTATATATATTATATATATATATATGGTATAGTTATATATATTAGAAGTAAAAAAGGAATAGGAGTAACTATGCGAGACCTATCCCATCAAAAGCATAAAATATTAATATGTTTTTACCCGGCAATTTCCTATCACAAAGGCATAACAAATCCATATTTATAATAATTATTATGTCTACTCATAATAGCCTTTCTCCTCGGTGGGGAACTTTTCTAATTCCAAATCGTATAAAATATGTATATGAAAGGAAAAATACACAATGAAAACGCTAAAGAAAAATAAAAAAGAACAGTTTGTTATAAAAAGCAAACAAGATGTCATTGATTGGCTAGAATATATAAAGGAAGGTCAAGGTTGCCATGTCCGAAAATTATGGACTTCAGACTATAAAAAGAAGGTAGAGGTTTTTGTGGAAGGCGTTATCATAGATAGATATGATGGCATGTTAGAATGGCTACGTTCCGATGAGGTCGCATAATTAAAGGAACCCAAGAAAAGAAGGGTTCTCAAATAAATGGGAACCTTTCTTTTCCTCTGTTGTATAAAACACATATGAAAGGAAAGCCAACAATGAAAAAAGAGAAAATTATTAAAGTCAACCTAACAAGTGAAGAGGCTGGTTCAATTATCTTTACCGATGAGAAGGTTGCCAAAAAAGTAACTCTTGAGGGCAAGGAGTATGAATGTTTTGAGTCTCAAACAATTCTTAAGTTACCCGAAGGAGTCGCTAAGTCGTTGCTCAGAGAACTAAAGCTGAATATTGCAAGGAACTAACTAACAGAAAGGAGAAATGAAATGAAGGAACCAAAAAACAAACGAATGTTTATAGTAAAGCGTTTAGCCCCAACTGATTTCAAGGGAACTAGGTGTAAGATTACAGACACTAGGCAACAAAAGTCTGTGATTCATGGTTGGGATTATGGCGTTGGCTACTTGAAAAATCAAGCCCTCTCAATTTTCTCTAAACTTGGAATAGAGATTGAGGGGTACTCAGAACCAACAGGTAAGGACTATATCTGTCTATTTACTTCTGATTTTAAAACAACACTAAGAAAGGTTAAGGTGGATAATTAAAGATGGAAACACCGACTTGCGACACATGTAACAAAGAAGGCAGTTTTGGATCGGGTGACAAACCCACACTATACGCACAGGACTTTGACGAGAAAGCCTATTGCGATGACTGTATCCCAAAGTGGTGGGTGGTAATGATAATGGAAGATGAAAAGGAGATATGAAATGGGAAGATTTTATAATGGCGATATAAATGGAAAATGGTGGTTTGCAGTACAGCCCTCTAATACCCCAGAAAGATTTGGGGCAGAGGAAACAAGCATAGACTACATAATATGTAATGATGAGGAGTTTCAAGACGAAATGAAAAAGCTAGAAAAAAGTCTTGGCGAAAACTTAAAGATATTTGACGAGTTCTTTGACAAGAAGGATAGCTATAACAATGAACAGTTGGTTGAATTTTTTCAAGACAAAGGTATAAACCAGCACAAAGAAAAGTTGCAAGTTGACATTGAATATCTCTTGAAAGATTATGCAGATTACCAATTTGGGTTAGAAGTAGCGAAGTATTTTGAGGACACAATGGAAGAATCGTGTTATATATCCTCAGAACTTTAACCAATAACAAACAATATGAAAATAGTTGGGAACTTTTTAAAAGTGCTGGCGTATATAGCGTAATGAAAGAAAAATTAATAACCAAAATTATGAAGGTGGGAGATGGTTAGTGCCCATAGCCTTGAAAAGCTTGGGTCTTCTAAGATGTCTAAGATGTCTATTAGACCTACTTCCAAATCGAGTGGCTTCTCGGCAACGAAAGCCTACAAGGGTTCGAATCCCTTCCCCAACACACTTTTGGGCGTATCAGAGTGGTCAAATGTTCTCGACACCTTCATATAATTATTCATTGTGGAGTGGTGATATGTCTATGCTATTGACAGAGTCTACTCTTTGGTACAGGACTGGCAGAAACCCTGTACACACTCCATATAATTATTCATCTAGTAGTTTTCGGGGTGGTTTTCGGGGTAGTTTTCGGGGTGGTTTTCGGGGTTTAGGCTAAAAGTATGAAAATAGATTACTCAACAACATTTGAAGAAAGTTGTCCTTTTTGTGGGTCGGAACTAATGTATGGAGAAGGAATACGATACGGCTCTGAAGAAAGCGATGATGTAATCGTGTGTGTAGACACCAATACTTGCTCATTCATAGATGATATCTGTGTAGAAGGTGAGTACCGGTACACACCAATAATACAAAGGAGTAACGATGGGTAAAATGAAAGTAGTAGCACAATTGGTAGAGGAAGGTGATAAAGAAATGCTGGTAGATTACCTTTTAAAGGGTTGTTCATTTAATGGAGAAAGAGGTGCTATTAAAATGGCTGAAGAGTTACTTGAGGCTAAAGAACAACTTGAAGAAGAAGGTATATGGAATAATCCATTTAAGGCAAAGGAGAAGTAGTTATGGATCTTAGTAAAAGGCAATCTTTGCTAGTTTACAAGGTACTTAGAAAGCTAGGATATGGTAATTGTTACTTCCGTTTTAACAATGGGCATGCCTTAGATACACATACCCTAACTGACTATGACCAAGATTCTTTAATATCTTTAACGGAGAATCTTGCGGTAGAGTTAGATATAGACACAATTAATATGGAAGGATGAGTTAGCTAGAAAAGGAGTAAATAAATATGGGATTTGATTTAAATAGTATAAAACCCAAAGACCCAAACAATGATTATTTTAGAAATAGTGTTTGGTCTTGGCGACCCTTATGGAACTTTGTTGCAGAAAACTGTGATAATATTCTTACGTATCGAGATGTTAAAATGGGTAGTTATAACGATGGCTACAAAATAAGCAAAAGCAAGGCTATTAAGATTGCAAACAAATTAGATGAGTTGGTCAATAGTGGAGAGGTTGCACAATATGCACGAGACTATGAGAAAGCAGAAGAAGGCTCAGTCGTTGACGAAAATGGAGAAACCCTACCAATTAAATATCCTTTTAGTGTAGATAACGTCTTAGACTTCTCTCGTTTCTGTCGGAATAGTGGGGGGTTTGAAATATTTTAATGGAATACACAACACTTAGTACCAAAGAAATCAAAAGGCTATCTAGGTTTTATGATCTTGATGTTTTAGACGAAGAAGATATAAACCTTTTGTTCCAGCCTGATTGGTCTCCCGAAAGCTTTCATCAAGATGGGGAGATGACCCCTGATGAGGCTGATCGTTTATGGGTGGCACACCTTAAGGCTCGTAAAATATACCACAAAGAGTGGGTAATATATATGTTAGGGTATGTTCCTGTTAGCAGTTCACAAGAAAAATGGGTTTTTTTCAATTAGTTGGGAACTTTTTAGAAACTTGATCGTTTACTAATAAAAGGAGCAAAAATGGATACGGCAAAACCAAGATTAAAAAAAGAATATTTATACGAAGGACACTTAACCCTATATGCTGACGATTTTAAAAAGTTCCATATTTGGGAAGAAGTTATACAGGCATTGGGGGTTAGCGAGGCAAGTGAAGTCACAGTTACAATTTGTGGTGTAAAAAGTAAAGGAGACAAAAATGAATAAAGATATACAAGACTCTACATTCAAACCATCGAAAGACAAATTGCAAAACCTTAAAAGCTTTTTATCTACAGTTATTACTGACAAGGTGGCTTTAAAAGATTATAAGGTCGCAATAGATGCTGGTATTCTTGCATTAAGTATTGCAGAGCAATTAAAGCCCAAGGAATAACACTTACGATGAAAGAAATTAATGGCAAAATATACGACTATCATAGGGGTGATGTTACAGAAGAGTATAACGAGTACCTCAAGAATAAAGAAAGCCAAAGAAAGTGTAATGTTTGTAGTTGTGACTTTGATATAGATGGTGAAGGTGGTGTTGATGGAGCAATCGGAATATTGCCAGTTGCCTTCTGCCCAACCTGTTACTCGGGTATTTGTGATATGTGTAGTCAACTAAATGATGAGGAGCAAATGCTTTATGACGAAGAAAAAGCAAAAGAGTAAACCGACTAAAAAATATATGTATGAGGTAGTAGAGTATACCCAAGACTCACGAACATGGACAGTTGAATCCGATAAGCCATTACATGATCAAGATGGCGAGGCTGGGGAAGTATACTTGGCTACTACTATGGTTGATGAGGTTGAGGGTGAGTCTTGGAAGGGAAAACTTAAAAGTGGTGCAAACGTACACGTTACTTTCAACTATAAAGAATATGGTGATGATTCTCAGTTTGAGTACAACGTAGAGGAGATTAGCGAGACAGATGAGCAAGGCTAAAAACACCAACAAACAACTACTAAATTGGATAGCCAATAGACTGGACATTGGTAATGTTCGGTTTGGAAAGTCCATCCCACTTGATGGTACATATGACTTACAAGATGCCATGGAAGAGGGGGTGGATTTGTGCATTTACGTAACGAGTGTTATCCTAGATATCCATAAAGCCACTTTGTTTAACAAACTTGCAATAGATAAAATTATGGAACATTATAATTTTCAAAGTCTTGATGGAAAAGAGACTGTCCTTACTGAGGAAGATTTTGACAAAATTTGTGAAACAATAAAAAAATCATTACATTCAGAGAAATGTGTGGATTTATACTAGGAATTATTATTGGCTTTGGCGTGGCAGTTTACTTTGCTGGGAACAGACTAAGGTGGAAAGATTTTGAGGGAAGCAAAAGTAAAGATACAGGAAGAAGCTGGAAAGAAAAAAGTCGTTATGATGACTATGATGATTCATTGGGAGTTTAAACATCGAGAGGGTATGGGCTATACCACCCACATCTCGCATACACCTGCCTGTACCCTCTCACCTATTATATAAAATATGAAGAAGCGAAAAAAATACTCAAAAAAAGAAAAGATAAAATGGTTTTGGGCTCTCGACAGAAGGCACAGGACTAAGAAAACCCCTGCCTCGCAAAGGAAAAAGCAGATAAGTCGGCATAGCCACACACGATTGATATACAATGAGTTCCACTCGTTACACATCGGTCATAGTGGGTATGTCGCAAAATTTATAAGGAGTAGCTAGTGATTTTAACCAAAACAGAAAGAACTCGTTTCTATGAAGAGGCGACAGGTAAGATGTCAAGACAAGCATCTTTTGGATATCTTCGTGGAGTTGACCCAAATGGGTTCTCTAAATGTTGTGAGGAGAAAATTGACTTTACCAATCTTAAATTAGAGGAAACGACAAGAGGAAATGTTATAATTTCAGAGGTGCAATGCCCTAGGTGTCGCAGTTTTTTGGGAGATAGTGTTGTTAATGTTAATAATATAAAGGAGAATCGCAATGGCATTCGAATTAAAAGATGATCATGGCTCTTTATGGAGAAATGAGAACAAAGAAAAAGATAGTCAGCCCGACTATACCGGGAAAATCAATATTGGTGGAACTGTCATGCAACTTGGTGGTTGGAAAAACACAACAAAAGCTGGTAAACAATACGTGTCTATAAAGGTAAGTCCAGTACAGGTAAAAGAGGAAATGCCTTTTTAATGGATTATTCAACACGAAGTGCAGAATATCGCCTAAAGGCAAAGGCTCAGGAAGGTGGATACTTTCCCATTGTGATTTACATCAGTAGGGAAGACTTGGTAAATAAAGATATCTTAGCAAAGAAAAAAGCCAAGAAAATAACTGACGACCAAATGATGGAAGTAGCTGACACTATGGAAATATTATGTCAGATGAAAAGCTTTTGGAATGCCTTAGAGGGGTCAGTAAAGTCTATCCTTAAGAGATGAAACTAGACCTAGTAAATATCTATACTGATTATTTGCATGATGTCAATCAGCAAAAAATTGATGATAGATATAAAGGTCGGGAAGAGTGGTTTCATGCTTCGGGGGCTGGACTTTGTGTGCGTAAACACAGGTTTGCTCACATTGATATGATAGAATCTGCTCCCAAGTCGGACAAGTCTATGAGGCTTCTTCGGCTTGGGGAGTTGGTTCACGATGATTTTGAAAAGTCTGTACACCATTTTGCTAAGAAATACAATATTGATGATGCAGACATACTCACAGAACAAGAAATTAAAATACCGGAATGGAACGTCAGAGGGTTCTTTGATGTGGTAATTGGCTCAACTGGTGTACTATATGACATTAAAACTGCCAATAGCTATAAGTTTAAAACGCTATTTGGAAGAAACCCCGAGCCCAATCCGGCTAATAACTACGAATTGCAACTCGGAACGTATGCTTATTGGTATGAAAAAGAGTATAATAAAAGATTAAGAATGGCTCTTGTATACTACAATAAAGATAATTCAAATATTCGGGAACTTTTTGTTAATAGGAATTGTATAAAACTTGCAATGGAGTACTGGAAGATGGTTAATGACTTGGTGGCTAATGATATCCCCCCTGTTAAGTTGGGCGTGTCTCCAGCATATGGATGGGAGTGTAACCCAGAGTATTGCCAGTTCTTCAGACATTGTGGTGGTGGACTTAAACCGGAATTACTAAAAAAGAAAGGAAAATAACTATGAATGAAACTGGAGAACAGTATAGTGAAGATCAATTATCGTTTGCGAATAAACACAACTTGTCTCCCGAGGATTTTTGGGAGCATCATGGCAATCTTATTATTAAGCACAATGCAGTAATGCGTATTGCTGAACAAGAGAATATCAGGTTTAGACCTATCGAAAGGAACTTTAGTGACAGTAGTGATGGTGTTGCATTAATGATAGAAGGTGATAGGTATAGTGCTGAAGGAGAAATTGAAGAGTCAGCGTGGGCTTTTGGCGAGGCTGACGTGCAAAACTGTAAAAATCCCTATCTATGGTGTATGGCAGAGAAACGTGGAAAAGATCGAGTTACCCTACAACTACTTGGTGGGTACTGGCATAATATTATGAGTGATGTAGAGGCTGATGAGTTTAGGCAACAGATGAGTGGTGATGTCTCTCCTATTCGCAATGGTTTGGCTAGTCCACAACAAATTAGCCATATTGAAGGATTGATGAAGAAGAGAGTAGTCAATGATGAGCAAGAGTTGGCTATTAATGAGTTGATAAAAAACAAAATGACTAAAGACAAAGCTGGGGCTGTGATAGATAAGTTAAATACACTTCCTGTTATATCGTGAAAGGAGATCATATGTGTATGCAATGTGGAGCAACCTTAACAAAGCGTGGTAAGGATATAAGCGATATTAATGAGGAGATTGAGGTTTTTGAAGATAAATATTCTGAGGTGGATGTGAGAGATCAGCTTGAAAGGTTTATTTACTACCTCGGAGCCAATGGTAGACGATACAAAAACTACATTATGGCGTTTCACAACTGGTGCAAAAGGTCAACAGAGATGAGTCCGGGTAAACCAGCCAACAGGAAAAAGAACGAGATTGATTGGGATTCTGTGGGAAGGAAGGTGCATAATGGGAGATAAAAGACCTTCAGCAGACAGGATTGCCTTTGTTGGGAAGAAATGGGTAAGTGATTTTATAGAGTTTTTTGGACTGACAGAGAAAATTACTAGCCGTCAAGTAGAGGGGTGGTGCCTTGCCCTTGCTCGTTTTAACGATCAAGTACTAGAAGAAGGTTGGGAAGAGTTTTTAAATGCGTTTAGACCGGGCTTTATTCCCCCAATAGAAGATGCCAATCGTATTTTTCGTAGAGCAAGTCTTCGTGTGTCGTTTTCAAAAGAGACTAGAGATAGGAAGAAAAAAGCTTTAGAGGCAGAGAAGTTTCAAAAGAGGGCTACCGGAGATAGAAAGAAAATTTCAGATGCCGTAAACAAGGCTTTGGAACTAAGCTATAAAAGCGAAACCCCAAACAAGGATGTCAATTTGTACTTAGCTGATTTTTGGGAGACAGAAATGAATGATCCTGAGATGGCGAGGAGACATAGGTTACTTGTAAAGGAATAAATGCCAAAGAAAAACCCTATAAATCAAAAGCGTGGCAAAAGAAATCGTCAGCGTGGAGCCGAACTACAACGGCAAGTAGTTCGTATGGCTAAGGATCACAACCTTTCAGCACATAATAGAGATCGTGGTGGAGCTCAACATGAAAAAGGAGATGTTGAAATTGATGGTAAGTATTATGGGTGTAAAAGAAGAAAAAAGATTGCACAATGGTTAAAGCCGGAAAAAGAAGAACTTGGAGTCTTTATTAGGGAAGACTTTGGGAAGGCTTTTGTAGTGATAAGTGCAGAAATGTTTATAGAAATGTTGGAGTCTTTACGTGGCACGACCTAAATACGAAACAGAGGAGCACCTAAGTAAGGAGCAAAGTGTTGCCAAGGCTCTTGAAGAGGTGTGGTTACCATTAAAAGCACACAAACTACCAATTAAGTATGTTGCAGATTATGCGTTTGTTGATCCTAGCCATACCCAATCTATTCGCTTATTTGTAGAAATCCGGTGTCGCAATCACATGTCAAATACTTATAGCACTTATATGCTTAGTTTGTATAAATTTATGAAAATGTTAGAATTAAAAGAAAAAACTGGAGTAAATACTGTGTTAATTGTAGAGTTTGAGGATGGAATCTATCAGTATTCTATGCACCCAGATAAAACATACTCACCACATTGGGGTGGGATGGGAGAGATAAGAGATTGGCAAGACAAAGAACCAGTAGTGTATATACCTTTGTCAGAGTTTGTGCTTTTAAGAGAAAAGTATTACGCCTAAGCCTATGTTTTTGTATTGCCCAAAAATTAAACGTGTGTGTGCTATGTGTGCAGAAACTAGATGGAACCCATTAACAGGGGAGTACACAGAAGAGTCTCGCCTATTTTGTGGTTCTGCACCAGCATCATTTGACACTACAGTAGAGAGTTTGCCAATATGTCCATTAGACATGACACAATCACAAAAAAAAGCACACTCAAAAAAAATGAAAGCAATGGAAAAAAAGTTATTTCCGAGTAGATATTATTAATAGAGGTAAGACAAATGAAGTTATCAGAACATGAGGTAGAATTACTAGGCAAGATTTTTCAACTTGCTTTACGATATGTAGATAAAAAACTACCCCATGAACAGTTGTTAGGTCAGCAAATAAGAGCATTAAGAGATAGACATAACGAAGCATCTATAAAGGAGAGTACGCCAACAGAACCCACTCCTATGGTAAGATGTGAAGAACATAACGATAAACGTACTGATTGTGGCGTGTGCTATCCACCTGTAATAAATGAAGAATTAGAAAGGTTGGGTCAAACTACATGCCCGACAAATACGTGTGAATAACCAAAAGCATTCGCAGGGGTATCCCCCAGCTCCTTTCGCCTTGGATTGGTTGTACCAAGGTTGCTTTAACGGCTCGTTCTTAGGCAAGTTAAAGCGTTGGGTTTAGCCCCTGCATTTTTTTGACGTACGTTTGAGGGTAAATATTCAAGCGATTTTATTAGTTCACTTAAAAAGAAGGAAAAACAATGAGCAAAAAAGCAAACTATACAAATAGTGCATCTAAAATATCAGATTCTGAATTACTAGATCATTATAGACGGTTGTTGGAAGAAGGAAGAATACAACAGGGTGGATCAGCGTTTATGAGGATGCAACAAATAGAAAGAGGTATCGCTAAAAAACGATATGCGAGAGTGCTTAAAAGGGCAAATATATATAATGGCAATGAGTTACTATCTAGTTAAACAACCATGACTGCTCCTGTGAGGTGTAAACAGGAAACCTCTAAAAAATCTTTAATAAAATGAAAAAACATCAATGTACAGGAAAAACAGCAAAAGGGCGTCGTTGCAAAAATATGACAAAAGATGTTCTTTGCTATGCCCACATATCAAGCCTCCATATATGTGATAGGTATGTATATATTTACACATATGAGAGATCAAATGAAAAGTGGTTAAATGAAGAGTGGTTAGACGAACAAGACAAGCAAATGTGCATTCCAACTCTTCGGATAGCTAAATATAAATGGAAGCGTAGCCACAGTTTAGGGGGCTTTTGCTCAAGCGACACAAAGTATTTACGTCCAGAAATGTATGAACTAATAAAACGTGCACCTAACTCTTATTGTCTTATTTCGGGGGCATGGCAAGTGGAAAACAAACGCATAGGGCAAAAAGACCTGCAACAAAGCCAATCAAAAAGGCTAATGAAAACCCTACCTTTTGGCATGAGAAAAGTTCCCCATATAGGTCGTGCATGAGACAAATACTCTGCCCAATATGTGGTAAAGATTCGGTAAGGTTTTTTACAAAGCAAAGTGGGCATCCATCAGGTTTAAAAGTATCACCAGTAGAAAATAAAATATTTTGTATAGAGTGTGACACTCATTTAATTCAATGTGGGTGTGGAGAGATTGTATCTTTAGATGGACATAGAGGTGGTACAGGCAAAGATAGAAAAAGTTTTTTAAAATCAATAAAAGGAGTTATAAGCAAATGGGTTGGAAAATAGAGTTAGAACAACAAATCGATGAACTGAATTTACGAGTAAGAGAAATTGAAGATTTTTTAGAAAGCCTTGGTACGATAGAAGTAAAAAAAGAACCCAAGAAACCGGCCAAGAAAAAGGTGCTTAGAAAGCCAAAAGTAAGGGTAGAAGAGGAAATAGCCGAAGCTTAGGGTACAGGTCTTTAAGTAGGGGTCATATTTGCATGGGTTTGAACGCTTAATTCGCCTGTAGAGACGTTTTTTTGAAAGATTCGTCCTGCTAGTCGCCTAAAGCTTTTCCTAGCGTCCTGAGCCGTATTAAAAGACCTTCTGTATACCCACAAAGAAGTGTTTGCTCCAAAGCCACATATGCTCCATTTAGAGTTGCGTCTTAGCTTTCTTGCGATTGTAGGGTCATTGGTCTGAACTCTCCATGATGGGTAGCCTTCTATCTCTTTCCACATATAGGTTTTCATTTATTGGGTGCAGTAGGGATTGAGTAATAACGCCCATCTTTTCCTTTCATTATCCCGAAATCCCTCTCCTTAACCTTTCTTTAAACGCCTCATAAGCTTCCGGGTGTCTCATTCTAATCCACCTAGCAAAATGGGCTTTAGACCTTTCTCCCGATTTCCTGTTAAGAAGAGTAGTATATTTGTAATGGAAAGGGTTTTGAAATTTACGAATCCTGTCTCTAATACCGTCCATCGTTCTATATCTTTTTTTACCAATCATTTCTTGTACAGCCCCAGCAATATCCCCAGACATAATCATTTCATCAATGTATATATCTACTTCGTCACGCTGAATGCCAAGTTCTCTTAAATATTCATTAACCAGTTCTCCTTCTCTGCCACCCGAAGCTCCATGCCTAACCCATGTTCCTAGAAAAGGTGTATAAAGTTGTACCATTTTTTTAGATTGTAAGTGCTCTTCACCAGTAAGTTGATAACCAAATTCTCTCGTACCGGGAGCATACTGACCCCAAGGTGTTAAACCTTCAAATGAATACATAAACCTTGCTTTTATACCGTCAATGCCCTCTTGTTTTGCAATAGGCTGGTTTGACCATTGAGAGTGATTCATAAGTTGCTCTAAAAAGTTTTTACTCATTGGCTCTAACTTGTTAAAAAATGTTTTATTAGGTTCTCCATACCAACTAAAATAATCCCGAATGTATCGAAACAGAGGTGGCACAACATAAATATCCCTACCCCTATTATCTTTTTGCCCATAAGCCATGTCTAGCTTATGACCTTCAGGGTTTTGAAAAGAGAACTTAGCTTTGCTTTCATCAAATTCTTTTGAAAAGCCTTCTGTGCCAGTAGCCATGTAATTTAAAATATTTGTTGTCAACACTAAGCCTGTAACACCTTTAATTAAATGTTTTTGATACTCTCCTTGCAACGCTGACATTTCTTCTTTGGTTAAGCCACGATGAGATAAAAATTTATAATTTTCACTCCTGACACCACCAGCCCCAGTCAATAGACGGAGGTTACTAATTGTCCAGTTTCGTGCAAAAAATACACTATTAAGTAAAGCTCCCTCTGATGGAGTAAAAGTTTCTTTTCCTATTGTACCAAACAAGTCATTTACATAATGAGCAGCCATCTCTCCAGCCTCGTCTTTAGTAAATTTCTCACCCTTACCCTTTTTTAGAGGGCCTGTGCCTTTTCTGGTATTTAACATTGTTGCATATTTCATTGCAAATACAGCCTCTTGAGCACCACCTACAATTCTACCCCATAATAGCTCATCAGACTTGTCTCTTAAATTAGCGAGAGAAAATTTATTGGCTGTAACACCTTCATTAAGTTTTAGGTCTGGCATAAGCTTGCTAAAATGTGTTTCCATATCAATACCATGGCCTTCAGTATTGACACCATACTTTGCCATTAAACCCCTAACACCTTCTGCTGTACCGTCAAAACCCCATTGCTTATACAGCTTCTCTAACTTTGCCTTTCCTCTTGCACCAGTAGGATCAAAAATAGGTATCTTTGCTCCATACTCTGGAGCTCTGACAAATGGAATAGGTGTAAATCCTGTTAATCTAGCAGTTTTAATTAGAGGTAAGGCATTATTCCAACTACTAAGCCAAACCTCATCAAAAGCATCAGAGTATATATTCCAACCATGAATAACTGGATTCATCATTATAAACCTTTTAAAGCCACCACGTAGCTTTTGATACCTATTATACATAGCAGAATAGGTAGGGTCTTTAGGTCTCCATGCACTATATAAATACGATAATTCAGTAGCTATGTCAGGTTGAGCATATACAGATTTGTTTCGATTCCCTGCATAAATTTCGGAAAGCTCTGGACTATCTATTTTTATATAGCCTTTTCTCTGCACACTACTTAACAGAGGAGAGCCATCAGGAAAAGCTGGCATATTTTTTATTGAATTAATAAATGCTTTTGCATTTGCAGCTTTCCCAACAGACTGCCACCATTTTCCCATATGGAAAGGAATATTGTATACAGGGGTCAACCCAGCTTTTTCAGCTAAGCTTGGAGTTGATATAGTTTTTTCTAAGGCTTTATCAGACTTTGGATTAACACCAAGGTTTTTATAATATGCTTTTCCTTGGGAAGACTCATTCCACGCTATTGATTTGCTTCTAATTTCAGAAGAAGTTTCTTTATAAATACCATTCCAATAGTTATCCATTAAAGTTTTAAGGACTCCTTTGCTTTGCCCCCACTCTCCGAAAGCAGCAAATTCATCACGATAATATTCAAGAGCACGTGTTAACTCTTTAGAAGTTTTTACTTTTTCTAAAGCCTTTTTTTCTCCGGCTGCTGCTTTAATAACCCAATGATGATCAGTATCTTTTAGCCCTAGCCCTTTCAAATGCTCTACTGCTTTTTTTGCTATATCTTTTGCGTTGTAATCTGCCTCTATATCTCCAGAGAGTTTTCTTTTAACAAATTTAGTAGTGCTAACAAGTATATTTTCCTTATCATGCCTTGCTTTTACCTTACCTGTATCATCAATTTTCCATGTATATAGTTTATTATTTATCTGCTCTCGCACACTTTTCTTAGCAATTTCATATCGCCATATATTTCTTTCTTTAATTAACTGCTCTACAGTCATATCTGTAGAAGATAACCTTTTTCCTTTTTGGCGAGGTACTAGTGCTTCTACTGTCCTTATCACATCGGCTTTAGTACCATCTACAGGCAACTCTACCTTCCAGCCGTATTGTTTTCCATGTCTTATAATCTGTTCTTTTGAAAATTGATTTAAATTATACCAATATGGTATTTCACCCTCTTTAAGTTTTTCAACCCCTAAGAATTTTTCTGAATAACCCAACACTCTACGCCTGATTTTCTGAATAAAGTTTTGACCTAGCTCACGCTTTTCTACAGTTGTAGTATCTTGATGTCCTAAATCTCGTATAAGCTTTTGATTCTCTGCTCTTAAGGCCTTCTCAACACTTTCATACTGTTTAGAAGTTGATTCATAGGTAAGGTTTTTTAAAAGATTGGCCGCTTGATTCCCTTTTAAAGAAACATTTTTACCGGTTCGTAAGTCCCTAACAACAAGAACACCTTCTTTACGAATGTTTTTTCCTGTTTTTTTAAGAATTTGAAACCTGCCTTGTGAGCTTGTATCCGGCTTCAAATCGTCCTTTATTATATGCGAAAGCCCATATTTATCTGGGTCTTTTACTACATATATATCTTGATTTTTTATATAGTTTTCGTTTACAAGTTTCTTAGCTTCTTTTTCTATAAGAGTAGGATCAATCTTTTTTTCTGCTCCCCATTGTTTTAGCTTTTGCTTTCCACTAACACCCAATACATTGGTAAAATGCATTCCAGTTAGTAAGATACCATGCTTAAAAGCTTCATGATGGTCTGATCCACCATGTAAAGCTGAGCCATATCCTGCTGCAAACATACCACCATACTGACCTATAACATTTTTAACTCCACCTAGATACCCAAATAAGCTTGCCTCTATTGTAGCCCTTGGCAAGGTACTAGCTATAGCATTAATCTTATCTTCAAGGGCTATACCTTCCTGAGAAAGTTCTGGATACAAATTAGAAAGAGAGTCTATATTAAAATCTAAAGCCGTTTTTCCAATTCTTCTTATTTTTATACCTTTTGCTGTAACTCCCATTGCCGTAGCTTCATCTATATTTTCTAGGACAGCATTCATTTTTTTGCCCTTACCAAAATTAGAGGCTACAAATTTAACAGCTCCCTTAGTAATTTTACCAAGCCCAGCAAAACGAGCTAACATAAGACCCATATCTTCTAGATCTCTCAGGCCAATAGACTGCCCCCAGCCTATATTAATACCTTTTAACAAGGGGTCATAATTGGGAGATAAAGGGTCTTTCATACGAGAAAGTTCTAAGTCTGTAAAATCTACTTCAGAACGATCTAACAGCTTTTCTGAAATGGTCGGCCCTACAATAGGAACAGCTGATGACCACCTTGCAGCTATACGCCTAAGCTTATTTTTAGACAATCGTTTTTTTGCAATAGACTTGTCTAGCTCTTTAAGCCGATCTGGATATTGAGTAGTCAACACTCCATATACAGACTGATTCACATTCTCTTTAAAAGCAAAAAAGTCTCCAATTTTTTGAAATGTTGTTTTTGGCTTTTCTTGGACTGGAAGATTGTAAACCTTTGCAAGCTCCTCTCTTTCTATCTTTTCTCTCAAATAGTCCATATCAATTAAAGGAGTTGAAGTGGGTCTAGGTGCCATAGGAGCACTTCCGGTAACTCTTAGAAACCTGCTGTATTCTTTATTTATATCAAACGCCATAAGTATAGTAATTTACTTTTGAAAACCACCTTCAAATCGGGCAAAAAGTTCATCATATGCAAACAATTCCTTAAGTTGCTTTCCTGCATCCATATCATAAAGTAATACTCTTTCAATTTCGTCATCACCCACTACTTTACGTATTACTGCAAATTCGTTACCAGTTTTTTTATCTATAAACCGATAATTTTGTTTTATTTGCTTGGGAAGTACATTCCTAGTTGTTTTATGTATAGGTACAGGTACACCCCTACCTATTTGTGGTGGTTGTGCTTTTATAGCCTCAGCTTCTGCCTGTACAACCCTTAACACTCGAAGCTGTCCTTTTTTTTCTCTTGTTCTAGCTTCGATACCAGATATTCTGCTTTTCTTACCAGTTGTCACATCTTCCACTTCTACCGTATCATAGCTACCATAATCCACAGGCTTGTCTTTCGCTATTATTTCTGCAACTTTTTCTTCAGGTGTCGATGGAAGAGCCTCCTCTTTTTTAATTTCTTTTTGAAGCTCGAACATAAGCTTATTTTTATCATCTTCAGATAAATCCTCATACTGCTTCTTGTTCTCTTCTTCCCATTTCCTAATAGAAGTTAGAAGTTTTACTTGCTCAGGATCACTATGACTTATATAGGTTTCATATCGAGCCTCAAGAGCAGCTATTCTTTTTTCTGCTAATGCTTGAGCTTTTGTGTTTACAGTTCCATCCGAGTTCTTATAACCACCCATATCCATTACATCTTGATGTACTCTAAGTGCATCAAAGTACGTCTCTGCTAATTCTTCTCCAAAGTCAAGTCCGAGTTTTCCTCCTGCTATACCTATTTCTTTTTCTGTCTTGCTCCTAAGTTCATCCATGGTTATTTTGTCAGAAGGGCTTAAGTAATATCTTCCATGTTCGTCTTGCATATTTAGCCATTTATCCCACTCCTCTATAGATGCTTTCCTTACACCAACAGACGTAGATGCATGGCGGAGCTTTTCAAGTATAGTTTCTCTTTGCTCTTTTCTTTCAATCCTATCAGTTGTATTCTGTATAGTAGCCTCTATAGAGGGAATTAAATAGTCTGGTACATCTTCTCTTGCTCGGAAAGCTATCAACCTATCTCTAGTTTCATAAGGACTAGTTAAGCTTAACTCCGAAAGAGCTTTTATCTCAGCATTCATAGCTTCATGTTTCGTCTGGGTTCTCTCAAAGTCACGACGTTCAGCTTCTGCAATTCGAGCTTCAGCAGCTTGCTCTTGAAGCTTTCTTAAGGCAAACTCTTGATCATTTTTTTGGGTTTTAAGCGTAAACTTATTAGCTTTATCTGTTGCCTCTTCAGCTTTTGCATAAGCAGTTTGATTTTGCAACCATTGCCAAAACCCAGAAGCTCCTTCTTCTGTCAACTTAGATAAAGGATCATCTGTTACAACTCTAGAATCTGTTGGTGCAATATAACCTGTCTGTTCCCATGGATTTCTTCTTGCCATTATCTTTCTCTCCAAAGCATATTTAATAAATCATTAATATCCCCATCATTTTGGGCTTGTTTTTGTAAAAATTTAGGTGCCTCTTGTAAAGGCTTAATTGTTTTTTTCATTGTATCCCAACGCTTTTGACATCCACCACATGATCTGTGCTTCTTTTTATAGGCATCTAATACGTATTTTTTAAAACCTATTTTATTCATGTTACGGTAAATTCCAATATTCTATTGTATCTCCTATGTCTGTATCTTTATCTATGTTATTATCAGGAGGAGGAGTAGGAGGAACTTCTTGTTTATTACATTGAGCTTGAGTAGGCTGACAACTGTTAACAAAGTCAGTACCTTCTGGGCATTTTATATAACCTTCAGGGCAGTCACCGTCTTTAAAATCAGTACCAGTACCAGTACCACCTTGCTCTCCCATCTCATAGAGCCTTAAAGCTTGTTGTTGTGTTCCTCTTAAATAATCACTTAAAAGCGATTCAGCTTGAGAATATTTTGCCTGTTCTTCTTCGTCTATTCTTTGCTCGGTTTGTCTTCTTGCTTCAGCTAACTCTATATCAGATAGCTCGGCTCCTCTCAGACCCATTCTTTTAGCTTCTTCTGCTACAGCCTCAGATATTTCAATATCTTTTCCAGCAATTCTTTGTTTTTCAGACTCAGTTATAGCTCGCTGAGCAAAAGTTTCTCTACCTGCACGAGCAGATTCAAGAGCCCTAGCTTCACGAATACCAGCCGCATTTACTGCTGTTCTTCTAGATTCTGCTGCACTTGCTAATTCTTGTCGCAACGATGCAAAACCAGCCCTTTTAGCTTCTTCCTGCTCGGCTTTTTGGATAGCCAATGTTTCAGCAGCATCGCCTAGGTCGGCTTCTCCAGCCTTTTCAGCTTCTTCAACACTTGCATAGCCACGTCTTTTAGCCTCAGCTACTTTTGCCAGCTCAATAACTCGAGCTTGCCCACCAGCTGTTTCGGCTTCCTTTAAATTAGCATATCCAGCCCTTTGTGCTTCTTCATCTATAGATCGTTGCAAATCTGTCTCTTCACTTTTAGCTGTTAATGCACCTTTTAAAGCTTCGTATTGTTGTGCCGCTTGCTCCCCTTGCATTTGTTGCATAAACGTCTGACCACCAGCTTTTTGAAATCCTCGTGTTTCTGCCCCTGTCATTCTATTTTGCATAGATTGTTGTAATAAACTTCCTTGAAGGCCTTGCACTCCTGTTACAAATTCTCTTCTTGCTCCTTTTTCAGCTAATATGCGTTGCTGTTCACGAAACCCAGCCTGATCTCCAGTACCAAACTCAGCTGCAAGCTGTTTTTCTTTTTCACTTAAAGAACTTCTAAGTTGTCTTTGTGTTTCTTCAAGCTCCTTACTAACAATTCCTTCGTCTCCAAACTGGGCCTGAAGCTGTTTACGATCTTCTCCTACTGCCGATTCTAATCTTCTTCTACGTTCTGCTTGGCGTATCTCTTCAAGAGATAATTTTCTTCCAGTTACACCTGCAACGTCTTCCCCTTCTGCTTCTCCATATTGCTGTTCTAGTTGAGTACGAAGCTCTTTAAATTGTTGGCCAGCTAATCCACCAATTGCCTCTGTCCCTTTTAATAAAACTTCTTTTTGATTAGCTTCTTGTCGTTGAGTAAGAAAATCTTTTTCTGCTGGTGTATAACGTCTTCCAGTTTTAGGGTCAACATCTGGAATTGGTTTAGGGGGATCATCTCCATACATAGCAGCTGTTTGTCTTTTTGTCTCGTCAAACTCTTGCCCTAGTAAACCACCTATTACACCGGGATCGTCTCCAAACTCAGCTTGTAAGCGTGTTTGTTCTTCTTGTAATTGCCTTCCAGACATTCCCCCAACAACAACATCCGTTCCTAATTCTTCAGTAAAGTGAAAATATTGGGCTTTATCAGCATCAGATAAACTAGCATATTGATCTGACGAAAGCTCTCTTCCAAACATAAAATCACGTTGCGTTTTCATTTCATCAGTACGCTTTTTAGCAATATCAGCTTGCCCTGTTACCTGTGCTCTTTGCTCCTCAATACGAGCACTCTTATTTTGAAAGTCTTGAACAATATTAAAAAGTTGATTTTGTTTCCACTTTGGAATTTGAGCTAATAACTTATTAAAGTTGTCTTTTTGAAAAGGTAAAATATATTTTTCAGCTACATCTGCACTAACACCCCATTTACGAGCAATGGCCCCAGCAGCATTATCGCCAAAAATTCCTGAATAATCAGCAAAATCACCAAACCCCTCTCCTTTTAAGATGTCGTCAAGAGTTTGTGATTCTACATCTATATCTGATGGACTTGTAGGAAAGCCCTCCTCTGGCTCTACAACAACTTCTTCATCTTGCTCTTCTGGAGGAGGAACTGGATACTGACCTTTCCTGTCGTCTAAAAATGAACCTTTATGAAATGGTGTGTGTGGCATAATGTTAACCTATCGTTGAGAGAGCATCTTGAGTAGCTGGATTAAACCCACCGGAAAAAATATTATTCCATTTCTTGCGAGGCTGTTCTTTTAAAGCAAACTTTTGATTTAACTTCAAGACTTCATTAAGTTTGTCTATACCAGTTAAACTTGTATTTGAGTATTTGTCACCCCCAAAGAATGAAGAAAGAGTTGCCGTAGCTGTATCTCTACCAACAGTATAAGGGTTTGGTGTATATGTTAACTCCGGAAGCTTTAACTTACTTCCCTGAGAAACTACCTCTTGCCATGGTAAAGCTTTTCCACTATCTGCAAATGGACTTAAGCTAGGTTGTATCCTATCCCTAAAGCTTTGCTCTAGTGTTTTGGGAGGTAAGTCTACTCCTTCTGTTCCCACGTCACTAAATACTTTTTCAAGAGCTTGTTCTCCTACTACAGATTTCTCTCCAAATAAACCAACAACTTCCTTTCCCGCTGCTGCTGCTAAATCAGCATAGCTTAAAGCTTGAGCACCAGCCATCATTTGTGTAATGCCCATAGCAGACAATGCATCAACGTCACCAATTCCTTCGTAAGCACTTTCTTTTATATCTTTCATGGTTCTAGCACTTCTTTGATACCCAGCAGCTTTTTCTCTTCCACGTTTTCTTTCTTGCGTTAGAAACTCAGCACCCTCTTCTTCTATAAATTGAAATTCTGTAGGCACTTTTTCAAAATCTCTGGCTAGTTCTTTTTTCCCAGCTTTAGTCCCTTTAGTTGCAGAATAAAGAAGTTTAGCTCCCCTCCTAAGCTTTTTGGCTTTTTTGTATGCATCATATACTTTTTTTGCTTTGATCATAGGAGCAGCAGTTCCACCTGTTCCAGCAATAAGAGCGTATTCGAGAGCTTTTCCAACAAGAGCATCTAAACCCTCAGAAGCTACTAAGCTCTGCCAAAATCTTCTATTAGATGTTTTTTTTGCTCCTCGTTCAATTCTAGCAATTTCTGATTCTGTTTGTATACCTTGCTCATGCAGTCTAGCTAATTCATCATCAATCTCCCTCTGTTCTTCAGTATATTTTTTACGAGCTGCACCAACACCTTCCATTGATTGTAAAGCTTGTGACGCTTCAAAAGACCTTCTCATTGCATCAAACATATCTGCCATGACAATCTCCTATATAATTTTTTTTCATTCTTTTAATTTTTCAACCTCTGCACTTAGCTCTTGAATTGCTTTGATTATAGCTGGTACTAATTGTTCAAGAGATAATCCCATAGCATTTTTATGTTCTGCTGGACTCCCATTTACGGATGGTACATATTCATATTCATCATCAGGAGAACCAGTTGTTGCCTCAGGATATACTTTATATACATCTTGAGCAATAAGACCTATTCTAGGGTCTCTATTTTCAGCATCAAGATTGTAATTATAATTCACACATCTTAATGTATTTAATTTTGCCGTCGCATTTGTTAATTCTACAATATCTCTTTTCATTCTTTCATCAGAATTGCCTGTCCAAGAAGTATCGTCTTGCCCCATGTACATACCACCATTATATCCTATGTCAGCAATTTTATAATTAGCTGCCTGTAAATATGTAGTCCATTGTCTAGTGCCACTTCTTTCAAACTGTATACCAGCCCATTCTGAAGCGTGAGTAGTATTTTGGATTATAGCACAATGAGCAGAATTAGTCATACTTAATTGTCCACTATGATCAATTCTTAGTCTTTCTGTTGCAGAGGTTGATCCACTAGAGCAAGTTGAGAATATGAGACTTGTTGGCATATCGCTACTTACAGTATTTGTTACTCTTGATTCTATTTTAGCTGCCGATCTATAAGCACTTCCTTGAGACCCATAAAAATTAATTGCACCTATATAATCATTATCTGCTAAATCTGTATGCGAACCATCAGTAGCGTTTCTTGATTTATAAAAATTCAATATTGAGCCTGCCGTATCAGCACTATTGACTGTAATATTTATAGCCGCATCTTGTACTGACATAGCATCTCCAAGTGCTAATGTACTTGCCATATCAACAGCTCCATCTATATCAACTACATCAAGGTTGGATGTACCACTTACATCAAGTGCACCATTCAAATCAGCATCACCAGTCACAACTAAATTATCATTCACAGTTGTTTCAGAAGTAGTATGACCTATTGAAACTGGAACACCAGATGTAGCTGTGCCAATAGTAATTCCATTGGATGTGTTAGAATTATCAATGTTTAATGTTGCAGTAGAATCCAAAGAAATATTAGAACCATCAACTACCAAAGTACCATCTATATCTGTGTTGTCTAAATTTGAAGTTCCGTCTACATCTAGATTGCCAGTAATATTTACATCAGAAAGTGTAGTAACTTTTGCATCTTTTGGTAAAGGCTTGTTAACTGGTAAAAATTCTGAATAATATAGTTGAGAACCTATTCGTACATACTGCCTAAGATTTTTTCCTTGTTCTCTTGCATACTGACGTTCACCATCTTCCATTTGATCCCTAGACGGCACTTGAGGAGAAAACTCAACCCTTCTTTGAGTTAAGTTACGAATACGTCTTTCTTCTGCTGTAAACGCCATTAACTTACCCTTGAATATAAAATTCTGTAATCTACAGATATATCGTTAATTTGAAGCCCACTTGATTCTCCTGTGGAGTTTGATGGGTTGGTAATTTTAAATCGAATGCTTTGACAATCAATAGGGGTATCAGCTGTAGCTCGTAATTGAGCCCAATCAGAACTTCCAGCAAAGTTACCTGTTAGCTGACTAGAAAAGCTTGAGCTACCATCAACAGCATAATAAATAGGCTGTGTTTGAAGAATATCGCTTTTATACGTTACGGTTATCCCATAAACTTTCTTTTTTCTTCCCGGCTCCCCAAAATCAATATCTCTTGTTGTTACAATAAATTTATTTGCTCCAACACTACGAATGTCATCAGTCCATTCTTTTATATCGTATGCATCAGAAGTAGAACTCCAAGTATTACTAGACTGACCTTCCCATGAAGTTTCTGAAGTCCAATACAAATCCCCAGTTAATAGTGTTTGGTAGACAGACGTTGGGTTGCTATTCCAATCTACTAACATATTTGCTCTATTGTAATTATCACTAAACGCTGACTGCCCCTTTACCCAAGACTGAGTTCTAAAGTCATATACATACACATCACCAGAATCAGCAAATGCATTCTTTAAAACAATTAAATAAAATCTTCTTGGGTTGTACCCAATTAATGTATCTCTTTTAAAATAAGACTGCCATGTAGATTCTTTTACTTTATTTAGTAATAAATTAGTAACATTTTGTCCATCATAAATAAATACCCCAAACTTATTTACCCAGCATATTCCAAAATCTGTTTTAGTAACTGCATATGGATGTTCTACACCTACAAAATCTTTTATTTCTTCAACAAACCAGTTAGAAGGAGATGGAGAAGAAATATTAATAATATATAATTTCCTATTTTTAAACGCCAATAAACGGTCAGAATATTCTACCAAACTAGTAAACTCTTCAGCGTCTCCCTTTACAACATCAATAAAAAAGCTCCTTGGAAAAGTATCAAACTTTCCAATAGGTGTATACATAATACGATCACGCATTTGAACTGTCTCACTATCTTCATTAACAGTTTTAATATTTGCAACAAAAGCACGTCTATTAGCAACAACGGCAGTTTTGTACCCTTCCCCAGTACCAGATATACTTAACTTTTCATTAGCATCTTTATTAGATGGGAATCCATTTAAAATTTCATATGTTTCTAACGATGGAGAAGAAACGATAACAGTATCAACTTTCATGTTAATGCCTGAGTCTAAAACCCATGGCGAATACTCACCACTTAGCCCAGCCCTTACACCATCTCTTAAACTAATATCTAATAACAATGCCCATGGATCACCTGTTGTATCAACCCTACTATAAATCCTAGCTCCTGTAATTCTAGGATTAAACGATCCAGCAGAATTTGCATCTGTTAAGGCTGCTCTAACGTCAATATCTAAGGAATCTAGAGAAGCAGCACTAAACGTATTGTTAGATGTGGGTATGTAAAGAAAAGACTCTTGATGCCCATCATAAATAAAACTAGCTGCTAATTGATAAGTTTGTGCGTCCCATGTTCCAGTAGGAGATGTTGGGCTTTCGATTTTAAATTTAAATCCAGCACCTGCTTCAGGATAATTTGAAGCATGGGTACTACAATCTGCAGGTGGAGCTAACGTGTTATTATCACTATGCCAATCATCAAACCCATAAAATGTTAAAGAAACATCATCTAAGTTAAAAGCAGCACTTGAAGAAGAACCTGCGATTCCAATAGTAAATGCTCCAGCAGAACTAGCAGTTTTATAATATAAAGTTGTAGTTGCATTAGACATAGTAAGGTTAGTAGCTGTAGCTGCATGAGCTGTAGTAATAGAAGCTTGCAATGTTCCATCACCACCAAGATTTAAACCTGACATTGTATAAGTAAATTTATATATAGCATTAGGAATAGTATTTCCAATTGCCATAGCACCTGTTGCTTGTGATAACGTACCAGCACTTGCATGATGAGAGTATGTTGCATCTGTAGCATCAACTGCCCAACCATTACCAGCTGTCCAATTAGAACTAAAATTAGCTGTATTGTTTAAATGCTCCATTGATCCAGAAATATCTTGAAATGGTCGCCTTTTTATATATCCATACCATTTGTTTTGAATACCTGATCCAAAGGCAGCATCTGACACTCGCAAAGCTTCATCTGCAAAATAAAAAACACCTTGAGTTAGTCTAGTAATAGTTACACTACCAGCTTCATTCGCCTCGTCAGTAAGTACCCCACTATGATCAAGTGTTAAAACTGTATCAGTTACGCTACGCACACGCAGACCATTAAAGTTATTTGCCAAAACGTCTGTACAACCAGCAATGCCTATAATATCTGCTTTTCTAAAACCGGCCTTAATAAAAGAAGCGTCTGTTCCAGCTCCTGCATCAGCTGTAATAGTATCATACCCACTAGCGTTACCAGCAAATGCAAGTTCATTTGCACTAAAAGCAGAAGTAGAAGCTGTTCCCATATCCATAACATTACTTTGAAAAGAATCACTACCTTGATCGTATAAGTCTATTTCCCCAGTCTTAGCATCTACTATAGAAAGCCAATTTTCACCTGTGTCTAAAGCAAGAGGGCCTTTTTCATGATCCGACTCAAATATATGAGCACCATACCCCGGACAAATATGCCCTGCCGTACCACTAGGAACCTCAGAATGTGCTGTATCTCCACCCATAGGCCTAACAGATCGTCTTTCGTCAAGAATGATATTATCTGCATCAGATAGCTCATTCTCACCAATATCACGTGGGTCAAAAGCTGAGTTAAGACCACCAGAAAAATCATTTATTTTATAAAATGCTTTAGGCATGCAATGCTCTTCTCACCCATCCATAATAATATTTTTCTAGCTCTGGTCGTGACAATACTAATCTAGCATATTCCATTAGCCTATATGCTCTTAGCCTATCAGGCTCTAAATTAATAGTAGCCTTAATTGTATTCTTGCCAATTTTACCATCTATTTTAATCTTGTCTTTATTCTTACCATTGCAAGCACGTTGAAGTATTCTTACCGCTTTAGTTTGTCCTTGATTGACTACAATATCAAAGTATTGACCCTGTAGCTTCTCAGGAAGGCTTTCCACTTTAGCAGGTATCCAATAATCGTCCTTATAAATAGCAACAGCACCACCCATGGTAAGATTTTTAATATCAAGGTCTGGATATGCTTTTTTAGAAACTCCATATTTAGTTTCACCACCCGGATCAACCGGATCGTTAGTATATCTACTACCACCTTCTCGCTCAATTACTTTTTTTATTTCTTGATAAAATGACATTATCTTTTCTTTATTGCTTTTACGCCCATTAAAACTTTTTTTATTGAAGCCCACAATAAGTCATCCATCTTAGATGGTGACAAAGCTACAATCTTATCAATTACGAGAATGCCGATAGCAACATACTCCCAGTTATTTAATAGAATATCCATTAGATACATCTCCTGTTTTGTTTAAAACTAAATTTCACAACTTAATAAGGACTAAACATAATCCAATCTTCTGCATTAAAATAATCTGCCGTAACAACAGAATCTTCTTGTACTTCAGTAGAGTCTGTTTGTATATCTGCTTCTTCTGTTTTTAAAGTAATCTCACATCCTGTAAATAACATTATCATTGCCATAACGAAAAACATTCCTAACATACCAATAAAAATGTTTCCAAATTTTTGTCCCCAATCTTCCACATTAACCTCCCATTACTATCCTAGTAACCAAAGCAAGAGCAGAGCCAAGAACAATACCAACAATCGAACCCACCCCTTTAAGCCACGATACCTGCTTCTCAAGTGAAGCTTGTCCCACATCCAATCTTCCCAAATTGTCCTTAATCCATTTGACATCTGTTTTTACAGAAGATAAATCCTCTGTGATACGCTCTCGCCAGTCAATCAGTTCCTGTCCGTTCATTGCCTTCCGTTATTTCTTTCTCCACGAAAATCCATTTCGTTTTAATAGGAGTTGAATCCCATAAATCAAAAGAGTTATGAGTACTCCCCAATATATCTGCGGATAAATTGGTTTTATTGCTGACATTATCATCGCTGCTACTACTGCAATTGCACCTGCAAGTACAGGGTCTTTTTTCACGATGCTCTGCCATTTATTCTACCTTTCAAATACGCTACAGAATCACTAAGATCATCAATTTCTTTCATCATATCTTCGTGCCTCCTGTCTCTAACTTCATCACTACGATTCCACCTGTCTATAAGCTTAATACAAATTTCTTCAATTTCGTTTAATTTACCCATTAAAGTTTTTTGTAAGAATACTATCTGTCCTGCAAACAAAAGTATAACTACTCCTATTGCTCCATATTCAGCAAATACACTTAAAGGGTTCATTTTATTTTCTGTGCCAATTCATAAACTTTTTCACTTAGTCTTTCAATCTCTGACTGATGTATTGCAATTCTTTCTTCTATAAACCTTAAGCTTGTATTTTGTACCCAGTCAGAACTAATTGGTTTATCCTGCGACTCTAAAATAGTTGTCTCAATATCTGCGATCGATTCTTCGTGCTTTCCAGTAACAGTTTCAAGAAAGCTAATACGATTAGACAGTTCAGAAAAACCCCATACTCCAAGTACAATTGCTGTAAGTATTTGTATAAGGAATGAAAGACTGAAAGATACACCTGATGACTCTTCTATCTTACTCACAATAATTTAATTTTGTTTACTCATAAGACCCACAAGGAGTCGTAAGTCAGACTTAATTTCACCTAAAGAAACTTTCACTTCGGACATCGCCTTTGCATTGTCTTCGTGTCGTCTACCAAATTCATTCTTAACCTCATAGAGACTGAACACTATAAAGCGATAAAGGGCATATATAGCTGCTCCTAACAATATTACAGGAAGTCCATATTGTTCAATCAATCCTAATACTGATTGAGCATCCATTTATTTCTTATCCTTTTTGTCTTCGTCAGCTTTTTCTTTTTCATCTAGCCTATCTATAATAGCTTGCTTGTAACCAAGTAATTGGTTGTTCTCTGTTTTTAATTGTTCAATCTGTACTGGTATTTCAGAAATTCGTTTTTCAATTTCACTTAATTTAAGCATTAAGTATCTCCTTACTTAGTGTCATAAACTTTAATATAACCATCTGTAGTTCCAACCCTTACTTCAATCCAAGCATTCACACTTCCACTAGAAGATGCACTAGCTGTACCTGCATCTTCGATATCTAAATCGCTTGTTGCCATTCCTATTGCAATTTTTTTAGAAGGAGTTTTACCAAAACCCACTCCAGTAGCATTTGCTACGACTCTATTTTCTCCTCCTGCTACAATAATAACACGGTCAGCCGCTGCTTCATGTATATAGCTATTTCCACCTCCATCTAAGTATAAAATTTTAGTAGCTGCTAAAGTTAAATTATTATTTAATGACAATGACCCAGCATCTGACATATCAAAAGTTGCGGCTGTAATTGCAGCAGTATTATCAACACCTTTAATTAAAATATCTTTATCATTAACATTAGAAGCAATTACAAAGTCAGAAGAGCTATTAGTAAATGTACCGATAGATGTTCCACCATCTTTAAAAATAATATCAGCTCCATCAGCATCTAAAACAATATCTGCTCCAGAGTCAAGTGTTAATGGATTCCCTGCAATAGTTGCACCTGTTGTACCATCATGTGTAATAGTAAAATCGTTACCAGCCCCCATATTAAAAACAGCCGAATCAGAGTTTAGAGTTAAGTCATCTGTAACAACTCCATCGCCTGTAATTGTGACTACAGAAGTGCTTGAATTAACTGTTAGTATTGGGGTTCCACTTGCCGTAGACACTTCAAATGCATTTGCATCATCAGAGCCGGGAATTACCTCTACTTTATTTGTAGCTATTTTTAACCCAAAAGTTGTTCCGTTATCACCATCTTTGATAGCTAATAAGTTATTACCATTACCACCACCGTCAGTATCTACATGAAGAACTTGCTCGTAACTAGATGCTATTGTTTGTCCTGTTAAAGCTGTCATATCCTAACCCTCTAAAGTTGCTACTCTTGTCTCTAGCTCTTGAATGGCTTTTACCAATACAGGAACAAGCCTTTCTCTTGAAACACCCCACATAATTTCGTCTTTTGTTTTCCCTTTTTCCCAATCAGGCTTTGCAACAGCAGGTGAAAAAGCATCATCCATTTCTTGAGCAACAAATCCTCCTACCATTGTACTACCACCTTTTTTCCACTCAAAATCTCTTACTTTCATAGCTTTAATAGAGTCAAGACCTTTAACAGATGTATCTCTAATGTTATCTTTTAATCTTTCATCAGAGGGATCAACCAATGCAAAAGTATTATCTGTATTCCAAAGATAACCTACTTGGTCGTCATCGCTATCAGTAGCATTAAAATAAATTGTATTTGTACTCGAAGGATTCGCAGCTCCACCTCTTACTGTTATTCCATATCTATCTCCGCCATCACCACCATTCCAGAAAAAAGCGGCATATCCACCACCACCTGTATCGGTTCTTATATCACAAGCATAGTCAGGATTGACTACACCAACACCAAATTTAGGTGCAGATGTTGCTGCTGCTCCTACAGAGCTAAATGAATTTTGACTTGCATCAAACTCCCAATAACTTCCTGAAGCTGCTCCATATATTAAAAGGTCTTGACCACTAGTATTAGCTCCTAAAGTCGTAGTTCCATCAATTTGTACTGTACTATCAAAATCAACAGCTCCAGTAACTCCCAATGTACCTGTAACCGTTGCCCCGGGAGTTGTAGAATTAATAGTTAAAATAGCAGTTCCGTCATTTTGTGACACTTCAAATGCAGTTGTGCTATCTGCTCCAGAAGGTAAAACTTCTACCTTATCTCTCGCCAATTTTAAAGCAGACGTAATACCATTATCACCATCTTTAATTGCAACTAAAGAAGTAGAAAGTCCCCCATCTGTATCTGTATGTAACAATTGCTCATAACTTGAAGCAACTGTTTGATTTGTTAAACTTGCCATAGCTTAATCTCCTAAAATGCTTTTAAACAATATCCTTCCACAATCTTTGTTCGTTTGTAAAGGTATCTATAATTTTTTTCCACAAATCCCTTGCAAGGCGAGCTGTCTGAAGGACAGTATTCACAATGCTAAGTTTTACTCCTAATTTTGACATCTTTTAAGGAGCTAAGTACAGAAATGCAGAGCCAGAGTCAAAAGCTACTGTTTTCCACCTTCCATATATTGTCATACCTTGAGGCATAGTTGTCTGGTTAATAGCATCGCTATTTGTTCCAGAGCCACCTTGAGCGTCTGTAGGCCAATATGATTCTGCTGTAGTTGCATCGCTAGAGTCAAATAAAGTATCTTCTGTAAATTGAATCGCTACAACAACCAATCCAGTTGGTGGTGTATACGTACTTGTATCTGATAAAAATGCTACTCCAGCTTGCCCGAGTGTAATATTTCCTTGTTCTAGAACAGTATATCTAGAAACACTTGGAAGTGCAGTCCTTGCCATAATTTAATCTCCTTGTATTGTGTATGCCTTACCGCCCGAGAATTTTGACATGGGCATATCTATTTTAATCCGAATGGAACGATAGCTCTTTGGCCACCGACCTTATCTCTACCAGCTTCTTGTCGTACTTTAATTTCCCAAAGAGCACGATATTTGCCGGATGCAGCAGCACTAGCCTCGTCCATTCTATCTTCAAAAAGTTTCCAATTAACATAATTAACAAGTGCAGGATGCAAAGTATCGTCCACTTCTGGAACATCAGAAAGTTTTTCTATTTCCCTTGGTTGAGCACTATACTCAATCAGCAACCCATTGCTTGTTGATTCGTCTATTGATTCAAATCTATTTTTACTTGAAGTGTTCTTACTTGTAACGAGAGCAATCCTATCTCCTGTGTTATACCAAGCAAGATAATCTTCTGGATAATCGTAAGCCATTATTTTTCATCCACATTTGTAATACTATAATGATCAGTTAGTCTAGGAATCTTTCGATAATTACCGTCAGAATCCTTATAAGCAACTGAATAAATTTTATCTACACGTAAGTTAGAATTTCTATCTCCAATATTATACCAACGCTGATCAGTAACTGTATCTATTTTTGCCTGCCTTCTAACAACCTTATACTTACGCAAGTCAAGCAAGGCATCATTAATCAAAGCTTTTACATAAGTTTCTCCTGCGTCAGGATGCACCATTCTTACTCTTGAAAGTATTTGTTTAAATGTCATTGTGCTCTAACCTCTTGTGGTCTTCCATAAAGAGCTCCTAACCCTGACTGATAATCAGACTTTAAATTCACTAAAATAGGAGACAGCAATTCAATATCTTCGTTTTTCGCCAAAAGATACTCACCAGCTTTAATAGCACCATATAGCATAACCAAATATTCAGCTTCGTCTGGAAATCCAGCAATAGTCCCACCACTACTAGCATCAATAGTAGGTGGTGTTGCATACACTACTTTACCTACACTTGAACTTGATGAAGGTAAAATAATAACTTTCATAGTTCCATCTGTTTGAGGCTCAGTATAATAAACTGGGTCTGTAGCTGTAGCATAGTTCATATCGTCTGGATCAGTAGCACGTCCCCTTAAAAGTGCAGGGATTCTTCTACAAGGCTGATCTATGGTGCCATCATTTCTGTAAACTTTTAAAATTTTATAAGTAGTAACTGCTAAACCAGTATCGGGAACAAATGCTGAGCTTTCTGTTGCTACAGTATTAAGCATATCTTGGGGCATAAGATTGGTTATTTCTTTTGCTCCGTTTGTCATCCATGTATCCAAAGAATCTTGAATACTAGACAATGTAGTGCTATCTATAGATAATAAGTTTTGAATTTGTACGTCAAAATTTTGATAAGCCATTAGTCTTCAATCACCGTTACTTCTAAATTGCAAGCGGATGTATTTGCTCTTGCCCAATAAGTACTATCAGCAGCACGAAACAAAGAAAACTCCCCTGCTTTTAATTTGCAAAAATAATTAGAATCGTTTTCGTCTGCGATTTCAATATAATTAGTTGAATCTAGATTTTTTAAAAAAATATACCCATATGTAGCAATATCAGATACTACACTTATTTGCTCATTGCTAGTGCCAATTTCTTGTATAGTTTTACTATATGAATCTCCAGAGACATCCACATAAACAGAGTCATGTTTTATTTCCTTCACTCCACTTTTACTATAATCTAACTGAGCTTCTATTCTTAATTCATTAGCCATTACTTATCTCCACGCTTTTTTTTCTTTGCTTTCTTTTTCTTTTTCGGTGGTCTCCCAACTTTACTTCCATATGTTCCTTTACCGTAAGGGCTCATAATGCTATCTCCTTTATATTAAGCATTAGGTGTATTAATCTTAACACTAGATTTTTTTGCGTTTTTTGGAAAGATTTTATTATGCATTTCTTGATGTCTTTCAGCTGCTTTATTTTTAATATCTTCATCCATAGAAATTTTACTAACACCTAGCAAGTCACGCCTAATAGCTGATGCCCAAGGCGTATCTCTTACAATTGTATTAACCGTATATTTACTCTCAGAAGCCTTTTTATTACAATACCTGCAATAAAACCATCCTTCTGGATTAGGTTCGTGACAATGTACACACATTTTCATAGAAGTGGAGAGGGGTTTGACCCCCTAACCACTTGATCTTTATATCAGGATTCTAACCCTGAATTTCAGATTTTTAGCTAAACGTAATATGAGCTTTGTCAGCTGCCAAGGTAAACGCATAGAAGCTGTCGCCATCAGACACAAGACTAACCCGGTCACCTTTTGTTGCACCACTAATAATAGTAATAACATCAACTCCAGTACCTTCAGTTACCGTCTGAGCCGCATTTTCACCATCAATACCATGACCATGAATATTATCTCCATCGTCATCAGTTGCAACAATAGTGACAGCATTTGATGCTACAGTATGCAAAATAAATTCTGCATTCCATCCAAGCATCTCGTTGTCTTTTGTTGCACATTCAGGTAGTGTAATAGCATAAGCACCGCTGCCCTGATCAATAAGAAAAAGTGTTCCTGAATCCTCTGGTGTCAGAGTAATTGCTTCAGTAACATGCTTTACTTTTCTGAGCGTTTTAGAATAGCTACTGTTTTCATTTAAAATATCACTACGCATACTTAACTCCTAGTTAAGATCAGTCATTGAATATAGCATATGAGTTTCAGGAATCGTTACTTCAAGACCAGCTTCAGTAAGAATCATATCTTTACGTAAGTCTTCGTCACCCTGTTGCACATTCGTAATAACGTGAGTATCTCTATTGACACCGTTTCCTACGAGAGGACGGTAAGCACAATGTTTCATGTCAGCAAGCAATAAGAATCCAGCAGTCATACCTCTAAATAATGGTTCTCTAATGATAGACATATCACCATGAACAGTATTTAATTGCATGATACTATGACCAAATGCACCTTCTCTTTGTACAGCTTGGAAGTTGTACAAATTAGATTGAGATTCGGTTTCACCAGCAGTTTCCAAACTTGTGGTTACGAAGCCCGGCCCTAACTTATTAAAATAAGATATGACAGGTAAACCAGCTAATGCTAGTTTATTATTACTTCCACCACGAGCAGGATCAAAAAAGACTTCAAAATCAGACAAAAATGTATCATAGGTAATTGCTGTCGAAGCTGCTGCCGCAAAATACGGAGCACCGGAACTATAGGAAATAGAACCCGGGGTTTGAGCTTGACGATTTACAATAATATTACCTACAAGACCTTCAGTAGTTTGAATCCCACTTGCCCTGCCACGCTGACCAAACAACATAGCTCTTTCAATATCGACCTTGTGTTCACGTAGCTTTAAATTCCAGATTCGAGTCCATTCGTCTGCATATCCACGATAGCGAGTTGCTAAAGAAGTATTACTCTGTTCGGCTGCTGTTTTGAAAATCTGGGTATACCCAAAATCATCGTCTAAAGATTTAGACCATACATCTGGGGAACCAGTACCTTCTGCAAAAGCAGTACCAATAACCTGAGCGGCATCTCCGTCAGCTACTGCATTATAACCAGATTCGCTGGCATTACCAACGCTCATACAAGTTACATCACAGCGAGTTTCGGTAGTACCTACACTAACACTATCAATCCTGAAGATAGCATGTGATTTGCCATCAACAACTTCAATAGCTACAACCATACCTTTAACAAGCCAGTCTATTTGATCTCCGGCCCCATCGTCAAAATCAATGGTGCCACTTACGCCAGCCGTTACAGAACTTAACGCACTATCAGCATAAAGACTACGGTTTGTCCAGTCAACTCGTGAGCGATTCTCAAGGAATCTAAACACAGAGTCATCTGTAGGTACTTTTGCAACCTTACTAAGATATACAAAAAATGGAGATTCATCTGGTGCTAATTCAGCAACTCTATCACTAAAGTCATACAGCCGTCTTTGATCCGGGGCTTGCCCCACATCAGCTGACGTTGCAGCCGCAGTAATATTACTACTTTTTAGCGTTCCAGTATTATAAGCCATTTGCTTATCTCCTTTTTAAGCTACTTAGGGCAATCTGTTTCCAATACCACCAGCTTTTTTAATGCTGTCAAACACCCTATCTTGATCAGATCGAGGTTTGACACCTGCACCCTGCATACTGCCGGGTGTCTGGGGGTTTTGTTTATTTGCCCTAACAACATCTAAAGACGAAGCAGGCTTCGACCTATCCTCGCTTTTATTATTTGTCTTTAGATATACATCAACAAGCGTTTCAAATGGTAAATCCTCTTTAGGAGTAGAAAAAAACTTAACAAAATCTTCGACCATTGCATCGTCAAAATTGTATCCTTCTTTCAAATCCTTTTTAAGGTCATTCATAAACACTTGCTCTTGTACAACAGCCATTTGCTGTTGTACGCCCTTATTCACAGCACTATTAACTTGTTCTTGAACATGTTTATAAGACTCTGAATTAGGGTCAAAGAAGGCCTTCCAAGGGCTAAACTCTTCTTCCGTCATTTGAAGATGTTTTGCTTGAACCGGCTGTCCACCAGATATAACCCTTTGTAGTGCTTCTACTGCATCGGGGCGAGCCTCCAACATATTTGCAAGTGGCTTATATTTAGCCAGCTCTTCGTTTCGAGCACGTTCTCTATCATATAAAGATTGAAACTTTTTGCTCTCACTTTCATAATCTACTGTTGAAAACTCATCTTCTGCGTTACTGGCAACATAATCCGTATCCATACCTTCAATTTCTGGATATTCAGTTACCTCTTGTTCTGTTGCTTCTGCCATTATTACCTCCTAGATGTTCTTGGGTTTTGGGCTGAACCCCTATTGGATTTCCCATGCCATGACTTCACCTCATTAGGGTGGCTATAGCGTCCTATTTTATAGGACTCCCTTTTTTGCCTACTGTACATTAGCCGCCTTTTATAGAATCGACAGCATCTTTAATGTCACGCTCTGCGAGCTTAACTGAGCTATCCATTTTAGCGGCTCTAACTTTTCTGTCTGCATCGCTTTTTGAAGCAATGTCAGCAAGTTTATTCTCAAACTGAGAAACTTCCACACGCATCCTATCGTGAACAGATTCACGTCTAGCTGTTTGTAAGTCTCCCGAAAGTTCTTTAACCTGAGATTTTAATCCTTGTATTTCTGACTCATATTTTTGATAATCACTAAGTCGAGCCAAAATACCTTCTTTATCAAATATTTCTGGATTCTTTTTCAATACTTCCATCCGATCTATTAAGCCCAGCTGAAAAGCTTCTAAATAAACATTATAAATTGCCCACTTACTTTCAGGCAAGGTAGAGCCGGGCTGTATTCTAACATCATGCTGCCCAATATTTAATCTATCTTTAAAAATATCATTTACTGGACGTGTAACATCATCATACATATTAATTGTAACATCGGACAAATCATTATTAGGCTGAGCTAAAGAAAACATTTTTTCATAAGTATAATGTCCTTTTGATAGCCCATACAAAATTCTTCCCAATCTGTTAATACTAAATTCTATATCTCTTAATTTAGATTTTGGTCTTTCTGAGCCGAGAGCAATCATTCTTTCAGTTCCCCTAACTGTCTCTGGAGCCTTCTCTGACATTCCATGCATCATCTCAGGCAAACCAAAAGTAAAGTCTATATAAAACTCACATTGCTGAATTAATCTATAAAATTCGCCAGCTAAAGGTTGAGGTGCTGGATAGTGGGGCTCTCCTTGAGTAGTATCTACTTCTATAACAGCATTAGGATTTGACCAATCCCTTTCTAAGTCTTCCATATTTGGTACAGACCCCATAGGGACAATCAACTTTAACCCAGCTGATGCCTGTGCATGAGACAAAGCAAGAGACCATAGTTTATTTAAAAGTTTTTGCATGGGCCTTGCACGAGAGACATCTGATTTGGGATAAGGGGTTTCTGTCCAAATATTTGGAACAGGAACAATTGGATAACTGTCAATGTTTAATACCTTTTCATATAAAACAATTTCTCCGACTGTGGCAGACACGCCTATTCTAGTTTGAGGGATTTCTTCAAACTCAAGAAACCCTCTTTCAACAGCACCCGGATTTTTTTCAAGCATTACAGTAAATGCCTCTTCATCCATTATACTTTCCTGATTAGTCCTTGAGTCAATGACACGATAAAAAGGAACTGTTGTAGGAAAAAATCTTTCTAATACTTGATATTTTTCACGATGCCAAAAATCATTATCTTTAATTTCTGCTGGCGTATAAGCTTTGATCGTGTTTTTATGGCTAGATTCCGGAAAATCTTCTTCCATAACTGTAGAAATCTCATTTATAATACCCGGAATTATTTCTCCAGTTTCTGGGTCTATCTGATCTCCTAATTCAGGGTAGAGGTTAACGATTTGCTCCCCAGTTAATATAGTAGATAGAATAATGCCTTCAGCATCAGTAAACCACCTGTCTCGACAATCAGGTGGTACATATACACGAAATGGGTTAACATGGGTAAACTTAACGTCACCTCTACCAAAATCTGCTTCTCCGTCAATATATGCATATAAATAACCAAGACCTGTAACAGCATAATCTTGAATGGCTTGCTTTATATGAGTATCTCCTTCAGAAACATCCCAAACATATCCAAGAATAGTTCTCCATACATTTGCAATTTTTACATCAGAATCTTCTCGTGGAATAGCTGTAAATATCGGTGGTTTAGCTGTAAGCATACTTTTTAGCTTGTCTACAGCAGGAGAAATTCTATCCATAGGAACATCTGCTTGATTCCTACTAGCAAGGTCTGAAGCTTCGTTTGTGGTAAAGTGATTTCCTAAAAAGAAATCTAAATCACCCCTAGCGTCTTCATCCCAGTCTTCTCTTGCATCTCTCCATTTTTGGAATAATTCTTTATTTAATTTTGCTCTTGGGTCTTCTTGTATAGGCATTTTAGGGCTTTATCCAATCTTTTATGGCTTGGTTACGCATAGGCATGTTTACTCCTGACTCACTAACGCCCTGCCGAAATCCTTTTCCCTGATCGGGATAAAAAGGCAATATATCAGGTTTATATTTTGGTATCACATGAGGCATATTTGGTAGCTCTTCAAAATATTTAGGCTGAGTTTTAAATGGATTTTCTTCTGGTAAGATTTCACCAGCTCTTTTTAACGGAATTGGAACTCTAGAAAACCCTAAATCATCTTTCAATGATTCCATAACTTCATTCCATTGTTTTTCTTTTATTGCTCTTTTCCCCTCGTCAGTTTCAGGGTCAATATATAAAACTTCTTCAGGAACCTTTTGTAGATTCACTTTAGTCTTATCAGGTTCTGCCACTATTGATTCATTGAACTGTCGCCTTTTTTTCATCAAAGACACGCCAGCATCTACATTTTTCCAATTAAACAAAGGCTCTTCCCAAGAGCCACGCTGAATATCTTCAGACCTCATATTATATATATTACGAGCCATATCTTTCATTCTCTTAAGGTATTCAACAGGAGAAGAAACTTCCCGACCACTTAAAACATCTCTAAAGCTACCTGTCTCTACGTTATACCCAAACATCTCCTTAAATACTTTATTTGCCTCTCGAATTTCTCTGTCTTCTAAAATACGTGTACCCGACAAATTGTCAGCGTATTGAGCTGCAATAAGGAGTGTGTTTACATTACCATTAGCCACTTTTTATATTTAGACCCTCAGAATTACCACAAGTTAAAAAACAATTTTAGATAGTAGCAGAGGTAATATAATGTACTACTGACAAAATGTCAAGAATTAATTCTTGATCCAGTAAGCCAATTATAGGCTTTTATGATTTTAAACTCTCTACCAGAATCTTCCTTATTTATTTCAGAAACATCAATTACATTGCTTCTTGGTGCTTGTGAGTAATAATCAGCATAATATAAAGCATCCATTACATCATCATGTTTAGGGACAGGATGTTCAAAAAATTCGTCTACTATATCTGTCATTTCTCTGCGAATATATAACTTTCCACTATTGACCACAGGCCCTAGTGCTGTTTCTAGTCTGTCAGCTTTTTTAATACCCGGTGGTGGCTTAGCTCCTTTAAAGATACCCGGAATAAGCCTTCTGTCTGTTGCACTCATTCTTGTTACCATATCTCTCACCATTTCTTGAGCAGCGACAGTTTCAATGGTTACCCTTCTAACTGGTCTATACTTTTGAGCCATGGCTAATATTTTTTCTGGCATATCAAACGTAGGAATGCGATCTCTAAAATACTCTAAAATATATCTATTCTTATTAGAGTCTACTCCTAATACTAAAATTACTTGATAGTCAGATGTTTTAGTTGCTGTATGAGCTAAGTCTACACCCATATATGTATGAATGGGTATCGCTTCACGTTTATCTACTAAATATCCAAAATTATTATGAGATTCAAATTTTAAGCTATGGTGTTTAATTTTATCTGTTTTAAAAGAAGCGTTAGAAATATCTCTAGCATCATTCATATACTCTTGAGCAAACTTATTAACAAGGCCAGCTTCAATAAACTCTTGCCTTTTTCTTTCTAGCTTTGTAAGTGAAAATTGATCAGCCCACAAAGGATGGCCTTCTTCCATAGCCCTTCTAAAAGTAACCGTCCAAGGATATTTACGTCCTGTCTTCTTTGCATCAGTTGCACCTTCATATATCATCTGCAAAAAAGAATCATAGTGAACAATAGTACCGGAAAGCCATATCCAGCCTTCGTTACCGGGAGATTCTTCTAATGCAGGGTATACTGTCGATACCACCCATTTTTTAATTTCTGCTCTACGTTCAGGCGTTTTAGTATTTAACTCTGACTCAAAGTCATCTAAAATGATACCTGTATATCTTACATCTACTTCTGTACGTCCTCTTAATCTTTGGCTAGTACCCTTAGCTATAATTCTATCACCTTTAGCCGTAACAATATCCTTTTCTGTCCAACGCTTTCCAGCAGAGTCTCCAGCAAGGTCTCCAAAGTAGTATTTAATAGTTTTATTAACTTCTAAATGATTTTTAAGATATTTAAGATGGTCAATGGCTTGGCCCTGTTCCTCTCCTATCCATGCAATAAATTGACGCTGATCCTTAGCACCAAAGCATAGCTTATGCATAATAGCTGCTTTTGCTAAAATACTTTTACCAAACCCACGAGGCAGGATATTACAAAGCCTTCCACCCGGCTTTGTTGAGATTAGCTTTTTTGCTACGTCCCGATGAAAATCAGGAGTACCGCTTTTATTTAGGAAGTCGTTAGGTAAAAAAGCACGACCAAAGAAAATTAAGTCTCTATACGCTGCTTTATATATTTCGTCTTTTTCTGTAAGACTACTAATAACATTAACATTTTTAGCAGGGCTTTCTTTACTTTTCTTTTTTTCCATCTGCTAGTTTTTCTGTATCTGGTTGTACTTCTTGCCAACTCTCTAGCTGTTCACGTGTAAAATCTTGTACCTGATGAAGCAAAGCAACAGTTTCTGTAGATTTGGTTGTATCTAATACACCTGTAGCTTTTGCAAGTGTTTCTAAAGCCCTAAGCTTATCTGCGTCTCGAACACCTTTTTGCTGTATAATATTTTTAAATTGCTCTAATATCCACGAATGACTAATACCAAGAGCATGTGCCTTTTCTTCTATTTCTTTTCTCACTAGATTTTGCACCCTTTTAGTTGCAAGTAATGTTCTTGATGCTCGCTCAGCATATGCAGGGTCATTTGTAGAGAATGCTGTAAAGTATGCTTCCACAGGAGACACACCAGCTGAAACATGTTCAGCAAAAATACGCTCTTGATGTGTTGGGGCATTCCTTCTTGCTCTAGATTCATTAGGGCTACGCTTTGTAAAGCTTGATATACTACTAGCTGGCTTCCCACCTAGCTTCCCATCTGATCTAACCCACGCCATACCAAGAAGTGTCTTAACAACATCATTCTTGATCTTTCGGCCAGTATTATACATTTCAACCCTATCCACGATCTGTGTAACTTGATTATCATCTGTTACTACCCAATCTCCCGGCTTTCCATCTCTCCAATTATTAACCAACGAAGCTTTTGGGTGGTCTTTACGAAACTCTTTTTTATTTTCGTAAACATAATAATCAACTCCTCTTACAGTTCGAGTAAACACTTTGGCTCGCCACTCCCAACCTATATTACTGAATCTCCATCTACCATTGTGGATTGGTTACCACGCATCCCTCCGGGCAAGCCAGCGATCACTATTCCTATCATAAGGAACTCCTATTTGAGTTAGCGACCATTTTTAATTTTTATTTCCATCTATTAAGTCCCCCCAAAGATAAGTCATACCATTTTGAATGTCTACAACTTCTACTTTAAAGTTTCCATTAGTATACCAATCTACTATAGCAAACGCATGTTGCCAATTATGCAACCGACCTTTCAACCATTTATTCTTTTCTGCTGAGTGGTCTTTTAAGTTTCCTACAGCCCACGATCCAATAGTACCAGAATCTAACTTAGTTAACGTATGCCTTTGACAGTCGTGTACATGTGCATATATAATATTGGCACCATATGCCTCTAAATGTTTTTTTGCGTGATATGTTGTAGCATAGGCACCATGTATAAAATTTACCTTTCCAATCTTTACAGGCCTATTATGCTCATAATACTTATATCCTCTCTTTTTTAGGTTGCACGCCATATCAAATTTATATGATTTTAATGCTGGGTGGTCGCCTACCTTATTTTCGACAAACTTATCTAACCACTCATCGTGATTCCCCTGAAGCATATATTTGTTTTTGCATCCTACCTTTGCACTTGCTTTATCCCATATATCCAATCCTGCATTCACTTTGGCTATTTCTTCATCAATTAAAGGAAGTTGGAATGTTAGGTCTGGGAGCTTTTTACCTTTCCATCTCCACGCACTTACACTTTCCCATTCACCAACGTCACCTAAGTTAATCATCATGTCAGGTTTTACTACTTCGATAGCTTGTACTACGACATTTACAGCAGCAGGGTCATGTAATGGGAAGTGCTGGTCTGGTATTACTATAGCTCGCTTATGCTTCATATATCTCCCCGGGAGATACTAAAAGCATTGGTACCTCTAGCTCATCATTAATAATGTCTAGAATTTCTGCAAGCGTATGCATAGAAAGATATACTTCGTCAGAGTATTGAGTTCCGTCATCTAAAACAGACAAAAGAACGTCAACATCTACAGTAATGCTTAAATCTTTAAGCTTCTGTATAGCTTCGCCCAGAGTCATAGAGCGTTCCATTGAGGTAGCTTTCCTTTTTTTCTTTTTCTAGGAAAGTAAGATTAGCTAATGCTGCTGTCTCACAAAAGCCTAAAGCCTTGGTTGCCCCTATTTTTCTACTGCTACGTTCTTTCATTACGTTAATAATATATAGTGAAGAGTCTGACAGTATACGAGTTACAAGGTTTAGCTCGGCTTTTGCCAGCTTTAACTCTTCTTCTAAAGCTTTATATTTCTTTTTCGTTACAATCATATAATAATTAAGGTTGATGGGAATATAAGGCAAATTTTTAAAAAATAGAACACAAAAAAATTTTGGTACTTTGTGTGTGCCTCTTTTTTTATATTCCCCCCTCCCCCCATTATCTAGTTGAAATTGTCGGATTCGGTTGAAAAAATCGAACCGGTTGCATATAAGGTTCACGTGATCATTGGAAAAAAAAATAAATTCTTTTTTTTGGGAACCTTTAACAATCTCATGTTGTTCAAAGATCAGACGATCTTTGATAATTTAAACGCTTCGCTCCTGAACTACCGGGTCTTGTGGGTGTAACACCCGGGTGAAGATACCTTGACTTTGAAGTGACCGCTTCAAACTCTCAAGGGACTTGTGTTTAAACCATTTAATGCAAATCAATTGGAGGTGCTCAAATTGAGTAATCTAATTAATAATATAGATACTAGTGTAATTGATACGTTATGG